TTCGCGACTTTTAAAGATCCGGATTGATTCGATCACCGTTGACATACAAGAAGCGCTTCACGCCGGACAAGTGAAGATCCTGGACGGCAATTCGACAACGTTGATCGACTTCACAACCGACGCGGACGGTCGCGCCGAATTGCGGCCGGAATACTTGTCAGAAACAAACGAAGTTTTTGTTGTTATGGAAGACGCAACGGTCACACCGCGCGACGGTCAAATAAAAAACGGTTGTCATTGTTATTCTAAAGCAACCGAATTTTTGATCGGTCACGGTTGGACCGGCGGATCTCAATCGACCTCTTCTTTCGGCCTTTCGGTTAATGCGTTGGCAGAATGTAACAACGACGAACTTGTTTGTCTTGTTTCTTCGAAGTTGGCCTTTCCGCTATTATACAAGACCGGAATTGAAATAGTGAAAGAATGGATCGCTTCGGACCGTTTGAATTCGGTCACAATGATCGACGACGGAACCGAACAATTCCTTCTTGACGAATTTGAACGACAATATAAAAGATCGCTAAAAACAACGATCGCGACACTTCCGGCCCTAATGACCAGGATCGACGAAGTTTGCGTTGTTTGCAATCAATCAAGATACCTTGAATCGACACCTTAAAAAATCGTAAAAAATGGCTTGCAGCAAATGCGGAAAAAATTCAAAACCAAGACCGACGGCGAAACCGCGTTCAACAACAAGATCAAGAACCGTTTTCACGCGTCCGAAAACTAAAAGAAAATGAACTTCAAAGATACTATCGCGCAAAACGAACAAATCCAGGAAGCCGCCGACACGGTTTCAAGCGTTTGTTCAATGGGCCTAAAACAACCGGTTGTTGTTTGGCTTGGCGCTTTTTCGATCGGCGGTCTTTCGGCTTGCGTTGAAAATTGGATCGTTTACCCGGCGGCGTCTTATTATGCGCTTGTTGTTTTGATCCTGGCAGATTACGCGACCGGAATCGTTGTCGCCTTCAAGCGCGACAAATTCGAAACACGAAAAGCGCTTCGCGTATTTTGGACGCTGATTTCACACACGGCGCTATTATATTTTTCCATGCAATTAAGCAAAGCAAGCGCGGCGCTTTTTTGGTTGAACGAAGGCGTCTTTGTTCCGCTTGTCTTGGTGAATCTTTTGTCGTTTATCAAGAACTTGTCTTTGCTTGGTTATATCAAAAAAGGATTCGCGGAATTCTTCTATAAAAAAATAGACGCGTATAAGAATCAAAAAATTGAAAAGAAGGATTAAAAATATCGCCGTTTTATTGTTTGTTTCCTGGATCTTTTCCGGTTGCATAACGGCGAAAAAATGCAATCAAAGGTTTCCGCCGGTTATAACAAAAGAAACGATAATTCGTGATACAACCGTTTACACGGAAACAACGAAATTCGACACGATCGTTCAATTGACAAAGGAAATCACGCGCGATACAATGTTTTTTCACGATTTGGAAACACAAATCAAAATCAAATATTTACAATTGCCCGGCGACTCTATATATTTAACGGCCGAATGTCCGCCGGACACGGTAACGATAACGAAGGAAATTGTCACGAACAACGTTGAAACCAGGATCGCCGGATTTATGGAAGGTCCGGGAATTTGGATAATTATAATTGTTGGCGTTTGTTTGTTGGCGTTGGCGATCGGTTATTTTATCAAGCAAATAAAGCGCTAAAAATGGCCACCGATATAAACACACTCAAAAACAGAATTCAGACCGTGACGGCGGCCGTAAATAGCCGGAAGCCGGTCTTGTTGTTGTTGACCGGAAAGCGCCTTGAAGGACTAATGAAGGCGCGGATTTTCAACAAAGGTCTTGATCAGCAAAATTCAAAGATCGGATCTTATTCAAAAGCATGGTCAAAGGTCCGGCAAAAGCGCGGCAATCAAACAAGCTATGTCGATTTACAATTCAAAGGCGATTTGATTCGGTCCTTCAAAACGGTTCAAGACGGATCCGAAGCGGTCCTTGCGATTGTGAACAATTCCGATTATGTCAAGGCGCGCGGAAATGAAGAAAGACGTAAAAAGACTATCTTTGAACCTACGGCCGGCGAACTTATTCAGATCGAAGAATACTTTGACGACCTGGTCACGGACATCGTGATCACGGCCTTTAAAAACATTTAAAAATGGATCCTATTTTCAAGGAAATATCGGATTTGATTCTTCGCGAAGTTGACGATTTCGACCGCTTTATTTTGGACGCCCGGAAGGACGAAGAAGGCCGCGTCACAATACCGATCGAAATCAACGGAAACGAACGCGCCTTCGGCGGAATAACCGATTCGAACGGTTGCTTTTTTTATATGCGTTGGCGCGACGATTATATTTTCTATGAAGACGCCGGCGAAGACCGAAGAACCGGATCTTGTGAAAACTTCCTTGAACAACGTTCGCCGATTCGAATTGTTGCGGTCCTGGATCGACCTTGTGATCCGTACAATATAGAAGCGAAGATCCGAACCGCCTTGTTGAAATATCGAATTCAACGCGGCGCCGGAATCAAATCCGGTCGGATCGTTGTTCGTCAATCCTTGATAGATTCATTTTTGGTCTTGAAGGAAGAATCGCCGAAGCCGAAAAAATTCGACAAGAATTTGACATTTGTCGCGGTTGATTTTGATCTTTCGATTGATATGTCGGTTGTTTGCGATACCAGGCCGACGGCGATTTCCGGCGGACCTTCGGCGAACTATCGAAATTCGGACGGATCTTTCAGTCAATCAATAGATTGCGGATCGACGTTCGTCGCGCCGGATATTCAAGTCACCGATTGCGACGGTTCAACGTTCAATCAACCGGCGAACCTGGACGTCCTTTGCACGCCTGGAAGCGGCGCAACTATATTTAACAGACCGGCGCCGTCTTTCGGTCAAACGACGGCAAATTTTTCGTTTGACGAAGGATATAACTATCAGGCCGGAACATATACGACCGGGTATTTGCAAGGATCCGGACAAGTTCAACAATTGGACGAAACCGACCTTCTTCGTGAAACGCTATTATATAACAATCAATACGGCAACAAGAACCGCTTCACCGACGGCAACGGCGCGCAAGATTGGCTAAATGCGACAAATTCTTCAAGCGATCTTCGAAATGTTACGGAAGATCACTTGACCGGCCTTGCTTGGGTTAATCGAAACGCGTTTTATATTGGCTTTTCAAATTCAACATGGTTGAACAATTTATCAAATGTCGCGGCGGCAAATGTTTTAAACCATGCTGATTGGCGCGTTCCGTCAATGTCGGAATTGTCAACGATTACAAATCAAGCGAATGTTCCTTTTGACAACGGAACCTATTTTCGAATTGGCGGAAGCGTTTCTTCATGTTCTATTCGTCGCGACGTATCAAATCAACGTTATATTTATACGTCGCAACAAGGAATTATTTATTCCGGAACCGGCGGAACTTCGACGGTTGTCGCCTTATTCGTCCGTACAATGTAAAAAAACAACAATGAAAGCATACTTCAAACAAAATACCGGAATCAAAAATCCACAAGATCACAATCTTGACTTCTTTACAATTCCGTTGATCGGTCAAAACTTGATTGAAGATTCGTCCGCCGTTCAAGTCGACTTTTACTTGACAAAAGAAGACGCGATCGAACTGAAAATTCCGCCGGCTTCCAGGATCGCCGACTTTGCGCCGCTTGTAGATTCATGCGCGGAAATGTTGACGACCTTGTTTTCAATGAACGAAATCGAAACGACCGCCGGCGATATTATTGATCTGAAGGATCCGACGCCGCAAAATTAATCGTAAATTTGTAAAATGTCACACTTTAGCACTTATCAATTAAACGCCAATTATACGACCGAAGACGGAATCGCGTTGATTGATCCGACTTGGTCGGTCGAACAATACGGTTTCAATGCTACAAACGACACGTTTGAAGTTCAAATCCGGTGGATCGACGCGTCTTCAAAAATTCTTCGATTGTTGGACGTTGTATTCCAGGCGAACGACTTTCCGGACGTCGCCTTTATTGAAGGCCAAATTGTTCAATTGTCGGCCTTCAGCGCGTCAACAAAAATCACTTAAAACGAAAAAAATGAATTGTAATTGTAATGAAGATTTAGGTTGTTTCTTGCCCGGCGACGTTATTGATTTTGGCGTTGTCGCGTATTGTGACGGCGACTATATATTCGAAATAACTTCGCGCGGTTTAACCGTTCGCGAAACGGTCACTTTTGCCGGCGGCGCGGACATTGTTTTGACAAACAACTTCACCGAATCCGGCGAAATCAAGATCAAGATCAAGGTCCCACAAATCGCGCCTTGTTCACCGCAACCAGGATTCAATTATATAACTTCGCCCGGCGGCGCTTGTGTGTTTTTGGTTCATTCTGAAGTCGGTAATTGCTAAAAAAAAAAATGAAAAATTTAAAAATTTGGGCCTTTTTCCTTCTTGGAATTTTGGCCGGCCTTACGGCGATTTTTTTCGTTCGTGATTTCAATTGGTTCCGGCCGGTTTTTGAAGCCGGTCTTGTCGGTTTTGTTGCGGCGCTTGTTTCCTTCTTCCTGGACTTTTGTTTCCGAGAAGGAAACGTCTTGTCGTTTTGGATCCGGTTTCTTAACAAATATTTTCACAAAAACGCCAAAAATCCGTTTCGGTTCCTTTACAAGCCGTTAGGCGCTTGTACGATATGCATGAACGTTTATGTCGCGAACCTGGTCTTCGTTGTATATTGGTATTTTTGGGATCTTTCTTTCATTTGGTTAATACCTTCGGCGCTGATCGCACACGTTGTTTTGTATTTCATGCTCAAACACTTCGATATTGAACAATAATAGTTGATTTGTTTTTTTTGTTGTTGTAAAAAAGGCGGTCTTCGGATCGCTTTTTTTTGTGCTTGATTTGCACAAAAACGAAAAAAAAGTTTCAATTTTTGTAACTGGTATTGAAAAAATCCGTAACATTACAACATGAAACAAGAACAAAAAATCGAAAAAATGGAAAATTCAAGGGTAAATCACTCATTTACAGTAAGTTACAAAGGCGAAACGGACAAAAACGGTCACTTCGATTATCGGTCTTCATGGAAATTGAACGACGATCTTTCAAAATATGTCAAAGTAACGCCGACACAATGGTCCAAATTATGTCAAATCTTAAACATTTGGTTAACGGTCAAGCCGGAAGAAACGGTCACAATGGAAGTCGAAAAAGTACACCGAACAATTTTCGTTGAAATTCAACAAGAAACAAACGAATATTTGATTCATTCGATTTTTACGATCGGACCAAACGGAAAACGCGAACAGTTAGGATATACAACCAAATACACAAAACAACAAGAACAAGCGCTTCAATCCAACGAAGGCGCCGAAGAAGACCAGGATTCAACGCCAAAAGGACAAGCAACAACCGAAGAAATCAAAGAATTCTTCGACCGTTTGACCGGCGCCGATCGACTTGAAGAAGATCGAAAAAAATGTTTCGACTATTGCTTCGAACCGGTTGTCAATCAAGTCAAGTCACAATTGTCGAATTTTTTGTTTTCACCTATGAAAGACGGTGAATTGGCCTTTGACATTCTTGATAATTTTCGGCATTATCATTCAACGTCAAGAACGCCGATTGATATTATAATTGACAATTACGTTGAAGACTACATTAAAATATATTGCGAATTTGCGGATTTGGATTCGATTCAAAGCAAGATCGTAAGTGACCTGAAACGGAATATTTGCAAACATTTTTCCGGCCTTCTAAACGCTTAATTTTAACTTATTAAAAATCGAAATAATGAAAACAATTTTTAAAATTTTTGGCCTGGAAGAACGTGAAATCGTTCTTTCGGCCTGGCTAACTTCAACCGGAATTCAAACCGAAGACGAATTCGTCGTTTTCCGGAAACATGTCGGCGACTTTGATTCAGAATTTGAAGCGCTGAAATTTATTGAAGAAACGGAAGAAGGTTTCGAACATGGATTTGAAATCGTGAAAACGATTCAATTTGTTTCTTGATTCATAACAAAAGGCCGACGCGCAGATCGTCGGCCTTTGCTTTATTCAAACCAAAAATCGAAAAGGAATGAACACCAACAAAATTAATCAATTTTCACTTGTGGACGGAAAGCGATCCAGGATCCGAAAGGACAAGAAGACAAACGCGACGATTGCGGACCTTTGGCCGGACCTTATTGACCAGGACAAGCAATTCTTGAAAAACTTCGTCACAATCAAAATGAACGCGATTCCAGGCGTCCGGGAAATGAAGCGAATCAAGTTGTCACAAGTGATCTTTTGGATCGAACAAACGCAAAAAAACGAACAATCGTCAAAATTGCGATCGACGCTTCTTTCCATATTACAAACCAAAATCGAAAAATTGAAATCATGAAAAAAGCAATTGAAACGATTGTATTTTCCGACGATCAAAACGAAAAATTGTTGAACGCCGTCGATAGCATAAACCCGGACGAATGGTTGTTTTTGTCACACTTGAACGACCAATATTTTCAAGTGATGAAAAAATCCGGTCACCACCTGGAAAATTGTCAAACGCTTCAACAAAAACTTGAAGAAATTTGCGACGTTTACCGCGATGCAAAACGGACGAGTGCAACAAAAGTTAAGAAATTATGGAACGAGAAACTAAAAGACTGATGGAGTTGAATAAAGCAATTTTACAAGACCCTGAAATAAATAGCTTAAACGAATTAAAACGAAAGATACTTGAAGCACATACGCCAAAGTATTTAGTGAACTTAGAAACCAATACGGCTTCTGCGATTGTATATGAAGATTTGGAGCATAGATTAAGTAAAATTGATTTATGGATAAAAGAACGAACAGAAACAATTAAGCAATACTACTCTTAATTGTTGTTACACATTGTTGTATGGCGAAGCGTACCGTTTTAATGGCATACAACTTGAAAGTGTAACAATTGTTGCGTAGAATATTAACAGAATTAAATAAAAAATGATACAAGACACACAAGAATACTTACAGCATTGGGAAAAGAAAAATAACCCTTTTTACCCAAGTGAAATGAGATGGGATAGATTGCAGGTAAATAGATTTTTAAAAGACTATAAAAAGCAATTAACTTTAACCGATGTTGGTAATTGCCAATTTGAAGCCTATGCCACTTTTTGCATTGAATGTGATAGAAAAGGTATGAAGCCTTTAAAATATAAAGATTATTTAAAAATTGGTTGATACCAACAAACGTATAAAATAGAACAACAAAAATCGAAATCATGAACAATCCAATTGAAACAATCAACAACGTGATCTTGTCAAAAGACGAAATTTCAAAATTGTCCGACAATATCACCGCCGGCGTTCGCGCCGGAATCGAAGATCCGACGAACGTGATCGTTCGGATCGAATTTTTGAAAAAGGCGCTTGAAGCGGCGCGCAAAGCGCTTCTTGAAGAAGCGATCGACGAACTTGACAAATACGGCAAGGACGGCGCAACGATCAACGGCGTCAAGATCCGAACAAAGGAAGCCGGCGTCAAATACGACTATTCAAATTGCGAAGTTTGGAACGAACTGAATGAAGAATTTGTTCGCGTCCAAAAGGACCGGAAAGATCTTGAAGCGCGATTGAAGACCGTCAAAGGAGTCGAACAAGTTTTGATTCCGGACGGCGAAATCGTTGACTTGGTTCCGCCGATCAAAACTTCTACGACAACCGTTGAAGTGACGTTCCCTAAATAATTACATTTGTAAAAAAAATCGAAACAATGAAACAAAAAAACGAACAATCAAACGGCGTTCAAGTCGTTGACGCCGAAACGCTGAAAAAATATCTTCGCGCGGCGAACCTGGTCGGACATTTAACCGACGTTGAAGTCGATCAATTTATCAGTATATCAACCGCCTTCGGATTGAATCCGTTCAAACGCGAAATATATGCTTCGAAATACGGCGACAATTTTTCGATCGTTGTCGGTTACGAAACCTATATCAAGCGCGCGGAACGATCCGGCCGTCTTTCCGGTTGGAAGGTCACAACGGAAGGAACCTTCGACAAGAAAGATCCAGGATCAGCGACGTTGAAAGCAATCGTCACGATTCACCGGTCCGATTTCGTTCACCCTTTTGAACATGAAGTTCACTTTTCCGAATATTGCCAACGAAAACGCGACGGTCAATTGACAAAGTTTTGGTCCCAAAAGCCGATCACAATGATAAAGAAAGTTGCGATTTCGCAAGGATTCCGGTTGTGTTTTTCCGACGAACTCGGCGGCCTACCTTATACGAAAGAAGAAATCGGACAAGAAGAACGCTTCGATTCCTTCCAGGAAGTAAAAGAACCGATCAAAACCGACAACGAAAAAATGAACAAGGCGATCGGATCTTTGAAGGAATCCTTTGTGACGCCGGAAGAACAAGTCGAATCCGCGAAGGATCGCGACGAATTAGCGCAAATTTGGAAAGCGAATTCCGGCAAACACGGCGACGAAAACTTCTTGACACTTGTCAAAGCGAAGGCCGAAGCGCTGAAAAACGACCAGGAAGGCCCAAAAGAAGCGATTTCCGGCGTTCAAACCGAAAACACGGACGAACAACCGGAATTCAATTCTTCGGACGTTACGATCAAAGATTTGAAAGAATTCGTTTCGAACTTCAATGATCCTGAAGCGCTTCAAGAATTCGCCAAAAATGAAACGCGAAAAGGCGCGCTTGAAATAATTGATTCCAGGTTGAACGAAATCACCTTGAACGCCGTTCCAAAAATAACAATACAAGACAATGAAAGCGACTAAATTGAAGAACCAAATAATCGAAAAATTCGGATCTCTTGCATGTTTTGCGAATCATTCACAACAACCGCTTGAATCCTGGATCATTTTTCGAACGCTGAACGGCACGCGCCAAAAAGACCGCGAAGAATTACTTTCCAGGATCCGAGAATTGAACGTTTTCTTGAAGCCGGAAGCGCGGATTCCGCAAAGTTTGCGCGAATACATACGGCGAACGATCTTGATCGAATTCGGATCATTCGCGGAATTCAATCGTCAATTTCCGGAATTTACAAAGTCGTATTTGTCCGGCGTTGTTAATGGAACGAAGGTCTTTTTGACGCCGAAGGTCCGGTCTTTAATGAAGATATTGATCCAGGCGGCACAAGCAAGCCGAAAACAAGAAAGGCCGGTCAAATGAATTCACGAAAAAAAGCGCCGGCGTTTCAATTTTACGCGGCCGATTGGTTGACCGATTCTTCGCTTCGCATGGTTTCGGCCGAAGCGCGCGGCGTTTGGATCGACCTTCTTTGTCATTCTTTTTTGTCGTCGTCGCCTGGTTATTTAGCGATAAATGGTCACTTTTTGGATCCAAAAGGAATCCAAAAGTTGTCCGGAATTAGTCAAAAAAGGTTCAATAAAGTATTCGACGAATTGACGCGTTTTGGAGTCGTAAAAATGGACGAAAAAGGCCGATATTTTTGCAAACGAATGGTTGAAGACGCGCGTCTTTCTAAGGTCCGCGCGGATTCCGGCAAGAAAGGCGGAAACCCTAATTTGGTTAAGCAAAACGCAAGCAAACAACAAGCAAACGACAAGCAAACCGGGAAGCAAAAGTCAACCCCTTCTTATTCTTCTTCTTCTTCTATAAAGAAAAAAGAATATAAAAAAGAAAGTGAAGATCATGTTCTTCAAAAATACGTCCGTGATAATTGTCCGGAAATATTGAAATTGAAAAAACAATTGACTTTTCGCGATTGTCAAACCCTTGAAAGTGACTTCGGAATTAAAAAAACGACGGACATTTTCGATCGAATGGAAAATTTCGCGAACTTAAAAAAATACAAAAGCGCCTATTTGACGGCGCGTAATTGGCTAAAAAAAGAAAACAACAATGAAACAACTACAAACAACAACTTCGAAGACCGGCTTCGGAAATTCTGAAATCGTCGCCGCGATACAATCGACGACCAGGATCCGCGATCTTGAAGACGACGAACCGATCAAACAATCGCTTCGATACGTCTTCACCTTGATCGGCCTTCGATCCGATCAAATACCTTCCGACCTTGAAAAAACGGTCTTGATCAATTTCATTCGCGGCAATTTGAAAAATTACGCGCCGGAAGAAATCAAGATCGCGTTCGAATTGGCCTTGAATGGAACGATCCAGGTTGAAACAAATCACTTCGGCCGCTTTTCGGCGCTTTATTTGACGACTATTTTCAACGCTTACAACAAACATCGAAGAACAATCGCGGCGGATCTTGCAAGAAAAACGCAACAATCGGATCAAAAACGAATCCAGGAAGAACGATCGAAGGATCCAAAATTCCAACAACAAACCGAAAGATTGTTCGACCGGAACGTTTTGAAGCCGTTATTCGACGAATTTTGCAAATCCGGAAAATTGAACTTTGAAATCACACCGGCAAAGGTCGTTTTTGGCGTCTTACGTCGTCGTTACGGCCTTCAAAAGTATTCGGAAGGGAAGAAGTCGGAAATAAAAAAAGAAGCGCTTAAACGCGCCGAAATTTGGTTTAACGTGAATTCGTCAAAACATTCGTCTTCATTTAAACAATTCGCGCTTCGAAAATTGTTGAACGATCCGGTCAAAGGACAAGAAAAAAAAGAAGAAGTCGTTGTCCGGATCTGTTATGAATTGACCGTTGAAGACTTTTTTAAAAGCGTTTCGGCCGATTATCGCAATTTTGAAGAATGGAAAAACGATCGAAAAAACTTTGAATAAATTGATCAAATACGGCGCAATCCTGGACATGGAAGATCTTCTTCCGGTTTGGTTTGACGCGTTCGTTTGGGCCGCGAACGCTGAAATCGCACGTTTCATTTTTTTAGTGATACACGGCCTTGAAAATTACACGCTTGCAGAAATATTGAACGATGAAATTAAACGCAAATAACGCGCTTTTGCACTTGCTGAAATGCGAATACAAAAGAACGATCATAACAGTCGAACAGATCAACCAGGAACGCGACGAAGGCGACAAAATAAGCGCGCCGGACTTCAACGAATGGTTGATCAATGTCGGCGCAATAGCGGACGAATCGAAATTGATCGTTCCAAATAATCAGTTAATCAAACCAAAAATCAAATAAAATGAACAAACACATGATCGCCGGTAATACCGGACAAGATCCGGAAGTCAAAACGACCGATTCCGGAATGAAGATCGCGAAGATTTCAATCGCGGTCAACGAATACCGAAAGAACGAAAACGGTGAAAAACAAGAAGAAACAACCTGGTTCAACGTTGTCGCCTTTGGCAAATTGGCCGACCTGGTCGAATCCTACGTGAAAAAAGGATCGAAATTGCTTGTAATTGGCCGGCTAAAAAAGAAACAATACACCGACCAGGAAGGAAACGAACGTCTTTTTGTTGAAACGATCGCCGACGAAATCGAATTTTTGTCAGCGAAACCAAAAGAAACAAATCTTCAACAAGCCGAAGAAAGTCTTCCGGCGGACGATCTTCCGTTCCAATTTTGAAAAGTAAATTTCAATAAACGCGACGGAATAGATAAAAAAAGTATATTGCGACAACCAAAAAAATCGAAAAAATGAAAATAAAAACGACCGAAATGATTCCAGGAACCGACGAAGAAGAAGAAAAACGCGCCGGAAGATTGTTTATATTTTTAATGACGCTTTTTGCCGTTGTCGCAACTATTTACTTGATAACGCTATGAAAACAACGTTTGAAATACACTACAAAGGACAAGTCGCGGCGGTTTGTCACGATCTACATTCAAACCGCAATTTCAACGATTTCGCGTCCGGTTCCGGCTCAATTAGATTCTTCGGAACCGACCAACAAGTTGACGACTACATTGATCAACTTGAAAAGTCGTCGCCTGGTTTGAAGGTGATCGGCGTTGTTGACACGCGTTTGACATTGGCGAAGATCGAAATCTTCCAGGAAGAACCGATCGCCGCGTCGATATTTAAAATTGAAGATTCAAAAGACTTCGATTCAATGTCGAAATTTGGATCCGCGACAATATCGCAAATCGTTAATTTGATTGATAATGCCGGAACATTTTCCGAAATTATGCGCTTTTTGAAAAGCGAAAATCCGATCTTCTTCACCTGGATCGACCGAATAAAATTGAACGAATACATTGAAATGAACCCTTTAAAAATCGACATAAAATGAATGATATTATTTGCATTGAAATAAACATGAACGCTTTACAATTGACGCTTATTGCGCTTGAAAATCTGAAGATCCAGGAATCCGCGAAATCAATTGTTTCCGATCACGCCGTTGAAAACGTCAAAGATATTGACGAAACGATCAAACAGATCCGAAATAAGATTACCGAAATAAACGAACCGCAAAAACAACCTTTTTGATCATGGAAAAATTATCAATTCGCGGAAAAATTGCGCTTGTTCCTTCGCTTGTTTTGACCGTTCCTTTGTTGGTTTTGACAATGTCGTTCGGTCTTGTCCTTTGGATCGTTTCGGTTGTCTTTAGAATTACCGGCCTTCTTGACGCTTGTCAATATCAAATCAAGTATTTTCAAGGATTGGTCCGAAAAAATCGACTAAAAATGAAGATCCAGGCAAACACAAGGAAACACAAAAGAAAACGTCACAATGTTTAGCAGAAGCAACCAGGATCAAATAAAAGCACTACAAGCGGCGGTTCAAAATATTGACACCCAAATAAAAGCGACCGACGGATTCATTGCAAGTCTTCAAGAAACAAACAATAAAAACCGAAGAAGGCGGCGCGAAATAATTGAAAAAATCGAAAAACTACGAAATGAAGAACTTTGAAAAGATCACGCAACCACTAAACAACGACGAAAAACGCGTTGTAAACATGTTTATAAATCACTTTAAGCAACGCAAAGGTAAAAACCACGTAATCACAAACAAGACGATTCAAAAGGCGCTTAAAACGAAGCACGATTTGAATATTTCCGGCGCCCGGATTCGAAAAGTTGTCAATTACATTCGAATTCGCCGGTTGATTCCTGGCCTTGTCGCGTCTTCGTCCGGTTATTATGTCGCCGATAATGCCGAAGACTTCGCGAATTGGCTTGATTCGCTGAAGGAACGCGAAGAAGCGATCCGGGCAATACGAAAAGCCGGTGAAAAAGACCTTTACGACACCTTCGGAAAGTCGTATTTTGCCAAATATGGCCTAACAAAAAGCGCTTCATGAAAAAAATATTGAATAAAATTGTCGAATTCTTCCGGTTCAAGAAACGCCGCGCGAAGAAAATTCAACACTTGGTCAACCTTTCGATCTTTGCACGCGATAAATTTCAACTTCAATTTGACGTCAATTCGCGGCCTGAAGTCAAAAAAATCGAAAAACTATGGCAAAAGGTATATTTGAACCAGGACGGAACATTCAGATCCGGAAAAGAATCGCGAAGGATCATTCGCGAAATGAAAAGAAGCGCTAAAAAATGAATTGTTCAACCACTACAAACACAATTCCGGAAGATTGTCCGGATCACGGACCACAACCGACCGAATTCACGTTTACGAATTGCGGCAATTGCTACAAAAACGGCGATTATTACGGCCGAATAATTGAATCCGAACACCTGGAAGACGTTTCAATCGTCAAAGTAGAAGTCGACAACGGAAACAAATATTCAAAAGGAACAATCAGAACGATATACTTCAATAAATGAACGGATTTGCACTATTTGACGAAATGTTCGACGATTGGATCAACGAACTTGCACACAATGAAGCGGTTTCGCTGATCGAATTTCAATTGAAGGTCCGCGAAATTGAAGTCAGAAGGAAATATTTGAAGTTGATCTTTGGCCTTGTCGATTGATCACCGGAAAAACGTCGTCACCGACAACGGAAAACCGATCGGAAAGATCCTTTTCATTGATTTCCAGGAACACAACAACAAACACAAAGTCACGATCAAGAGATTCACCGACGGAAAGATCGGAACCGTCAAGATCGAAGAACCTTTTTCTTGAAAATCCGTAAATTTGCCAAATGAAGCGCGCCACAAAAAAGACGTTCGAAAAGGATCCAAAGCCGAAAACGGCTAAAAAAGCGCCGAAAAAATCGACCGGAAACCTTCGAACAAAGGCCGAAAAAATCAAAAAGGCGGAAAAGATCCTTGACCTTTATTCCGCCGGCAATTATACTCTTGAATCTTGTTGCAACGAAGAAGGAATCACCGCGCGAACTCTCGAAAATTGGTCGCAAAAGTATTCGGAAATTTCAACGCTAAAGAAACACGCCAAAGACAACAACGGCCGGGCAAACCGTGAAGGCGTCCGCGATACGGCCTTATATGGCCTTAAGCGACTAATAACCGGCTATTACGTAGACGAAGAAGAAGTCGAACAATTGACCGATTCAAAAGGCCGCCTTGTATCAACCAGGACGCGCAAAAAATCAAGATACGTTCAACCGGCAACCGCCGCGATCATTTTCGCGCTGAAGAACGTTGATCCGGCCAATTGGAACGAAGACAAATTCCAGGAAATCAACGCCGAACCGCAAGTTTTCCGGATCGGAAATCAAACGATCACGTTTTGAACGTTGTTTTTGAACCGCACAAGCGGCAAGAAGAATTCATTGACGCGGTTCTTTCCTTCAAATACCGTTGTTTAATGTACGGCGGCGCGGCCGGCGGCGGCAAAACTTACGTATGTTTAGCGATCTTTGTGCTATTGGCGAAGTTCTTTCCTGGTTCACGTTGGTTTGTTGTCCGTGAATCGCTTCCGACGCTTAAACGAACGACAATTCCGTCGTTCCTGAAGTTGTGTCCGCGATCATTTATCAAATCATACAATCAAACCGATCAAATCGTCACGTTTCGAAACGGTTCACAATTGACATTCTTTCCGGAAAACTTCAATCAGGACAAGAACTTGACCAGGTTTGACGGAATCGAAGCGAACGGATTTTTGATAGAAGAAGGTCAAGAGATCCAAAAGAAGACCTTCGAAAAGTGTAAACTTCGGGCCGGCCGACATATTATTCCGGACCTGGATCTTCAACCGAAACCGTTGATCTTGACGACTTGCAATCCGTCGAACAATTGGACCAAACACGAATTTCACGAACCGTTTATCGACGGCACACTTCGAAAGGAATACTTCTATTTACGCGCGACAATGGAAGACAATCCTTCACTTCCGGAAGAATACCTTGACGGCCTTGAAAACCTGGACGAAGTGACAAAGGCCGTATTCGTTCGCGGCGATTGGAACGTTCTTGATATTGATCGGCCGTTCCTTTATGCGTTCGACAAGCGGAAAACGGTCAAGAAAGGCGTTGAAATTGACAAATCCGAACCGATTATCTTGTCGTTTGACTTCAATGTCGATCCTATCACATGCATTGCCGGCCAAAGTTACGACGATACGATCCGGATCTTCCAGGAATTCCGCCTTCGTAATAGTGACATTTACCGACTTTGTGAAGCGATCCGCGTTGAATTCGGCGACGTTTACTTCATTGTTACCGGTGACGCGTCCGGATCGGCCCGAAATGCGATCACGAAAGGCGCCTTGAATTATTATACGATCATTCGTGACGAATTGGATCTTTCAAAGAATCAATTCCGCGTTCCGTCCGTGAATCCGTCGATCAAGAATTCACGCGTTTTGTGCAATTCAATCCTTGCGAATCATGAAGATTTCAGCGTTGACGCCGGTTGCATGTACTTGATCGAAGACCTGGAAACCGTTGAAGCAACGGAAACCGGCGAAATCAACAAGACAAAAGACGCGCGCAAAAGTCACCTTCTTGATTGTTTTCGTTATTTCCTTTGGACCTTCAATCATGACTTCGTTAAATTCCGTTGATCAATTTTCCCTATCTTTGAAAAAAATCGAAAATGAAGCTATTTAAACGGTCCAGGAAGACGGATTCCGATCTGATTCCTGAATATAATTTGACAAAGATCTACACGGACAACAACGAAAACGAATGGTTTGAATTCGCCGATATTATGTCGATACCGGCGAAACGCGCAATCGCGGCCGAAGTCGCGACCAGGTTTGCGGACATGAACTTGACAAAGCCGATCTTGAAGGAATTGATCGAAAAAATGAAGGATCACGCGAACAAAGGAAACGTTGTCGGTCTGTTTAACATATTGGCCGAAATCGAATTCCGGCTTGATTTCATTGGTGAAGAACAAACGCTTCTTGAATTGGCGTCGATTTACTTCATTTTGGACGGCGAAGATCCGGCGGAACCTTCGGAAACCTGGAAGGCGAAAAAGCGCGAATTAATGGAAGAAGATTCGGACGCGAAAAGTTTTTTTTTGTCAAGAGTTTACCTACTCACAACGAAGTTTTCAGAACTATCCGAAGCCGATTTCCAAAAGTATTTGAAACAAAACAAGGCGGTCGCCGACCGGATAAACCGCTATTTGTCGGCGACTATGTCGGCCGATACATTGAAGACATAAATTTATTGAATCAAATGATCTGTGAATCAAGACCTTCGGAAGTTGCACACCTGGAAAATATGTCGGTCGAAAACTATTATTCAACGGTCAACACCTGGTTACGGATTGTAGACGAAAAGAACGCCGCGATCGAAGGATCAAGCGATCAAGGTGAAGTCAAGTCTTCCAGGACCGCGAAAAGAACTTCTTCAAATACTTAAGCTATGGCAGTTAAAAACGTTGTATTCAGACTACAAGCCGAAACCGGACGACTTCGCAAGGAATTAGACGAAGTCAAACGATCGGTTTCCGGAATTGGCGACAATACCGAACAAGCCGAAAAGAAGTTTAACGGCTTGACCGGCGCAATCAAGAAGGTCGGCGCGGCAATTGGCGCGGTCGCGGTTGGCGCGGCGTTGTTTAAACTTGGAAAGTCGGCAATCACGGCGGCGTCGGATTTTGAAAAGTTGGAAGTAAGTTTTTCCACGTTTTTAGGATCGACAAAGGAAGCCGAAAAGGTCTTGAAACAACTTGAAGATCTTTCCGTTTCGACACCGTTCACGCCGGAACAAGTACAAAACGCCGGAAAAGCGCTTCTTGCGTTTGGTATTGAAACCGATAAACTCGAAACGTCACTTCGTCAGGTAGGTGACGTATCTTCGGCAACCGGAAAAGACTTCAACGAATTAGCCGTGATCTTCGGAAAAGCGAAGGTACAAGGAACCCTTTTCGCTGAAGACATTAATCAATTGACCGAAGCCGGCGTTCCGGTAATCCAGGAATTCGCGAAACAATTCGGCGTTTCTGAAAGTCAAGTCAAAAAATTAGGATCCGAAGGTCAAATTTCCTTTTCGAACCTGGAAGCCGCGTTCGCTTCGTTGACCGGTGAAGGCGGAAAATTCTTCGGATTGACCGAAGCGTTGTCACAAACGACCGCCGGCCGGATTTCGACGCTTCAAGGAAATTTCGGTCTTTTAATGCGCGAAATCGGTCAAGGTCTTCTTCCGGTCTTCAATTCGCTTCTTGAAGTCGCCTTCAAGGTGATCAACGCCTTTCAGAACTTCGGTTTGTTCTTCAATAATAACCGGAAGGCGATCGCGCTATTCACCGGCGCCGTTTCGTTATTGGTTGGCGCTTTGACCAGGCAATCACAAATAATGATTTTTAATCGGATTCAAACGACGTTGTCTTCATTAGCTACGCGCGGCGCTGCGTTGGCGCAACGTTTCGCCGCCGCACAAAGGTTGTATCACATTAGAACAATGAACGCACAAAACATAGTTCAAAAGGCGGTCACGGCAAGCACAATCGCCGGAACGGTTGCGACGCGCGCTTTTAGCGCTGCAATTCGATCGAATCCGCTTGGATTGTTGTTATCCGGCGTTTCGATTGCGGCGTCTTTCCTTTTAGACTTTTCAGATTCCGCCGACGAAGCGACACTTTCAACGGCCGAATTCGGCGACGAAGTAAGCGACTTGACCAGGAAGGAAGAAGCATTGAACACGGTCCGCGACGAAACGATCAAGAAGGTCGCCGAAGAAGGCGCCGAATTGAAGTTAATGATCCGGCAATTAAAGAACACGAACGCCGGATCGAAAGAACGGTCGGAATTAATGACCGAAATCAATTCAAAATACGGATTGACGTTGAAAAACTTGTCCGACGAAAAGAAATTCATTGCACAATTGGACGCGCAATATCAAAAATACATCGAATCACTTCGTCAAAGGATCTTCCTTCAGATCAAACAAGCCGAAATCACGAAATTGTTGACCGAAGAAATCGAATTGACTGAAAAACTCGGCGACACACTCGGCGCAATTGTCGCGAAGGATCTATTCAATAAACTTCCGGAACAAACAAAACTTGCCGCCAATATTGCGCTTCGTGAAATCAAAGATTTGTCCGAATTATCAACCGCCGAATTGCGCGAAGTCTTGATTTCAGATCCAAAATTGGCCGAAAAAGGAATCACCGAAGCGTTTTTGAATGTTCATAAGGGTTTAAGCGATAACCAAAAGGAACTATTCCGATCAACTATATTAGGCGCTGAAGCCGAATCCAAACAACTTGCACAAACAATAAGCGATTTAGCGGCGCAAGGCGCGCCGTCGGTCGCGGACCTTGCGCCCGGCGTCCGGCCGAAGTTGCTTGCACGGTTTCAGGTTGAGCAAGTCAATCAAATCCGCGAAATCGAAGAAGCGCTTCTTGCGCTTGAAGGTGATTTCGAAGACTTTGACTTCGGAAATGTATTTGACGACGCGCCGTTGAAGGCGTCAAAGATCAAATCAATCCTTTTAGACCTTCAACGCGAACTTCGAAAAGCAAAACTTGAAACAAAAAAACAAGCGGTTTCGTTCATTGATCCGAAGAACCTGGAAGAAGAAATCGAAAAGTTGAAGGAAGCGGCCAAAGCGGAAAAAGTGATCATTCGAAATGCGATCAAAGACCGCGTTGACAAAGCGCGCGCCGCCGGTCAATTAGGCGCAAAAGAAGCGGCCTTGTTCAAGTTGATCCAGGACGAAAAGATCAAGCAAATCGAAGCAAAGACACAAGAAGCGATTTCCGACATTCGCGAAGACGCTGCAAAGGACCGCGCGAAGACAATTTCAGAGATCGAACAAGTCGAACTTGAACGGCAAATCGAAATATTGTCCAACGAAGAAGAACGTCTTCTTGAAGAACGCAAACAATTGAAGATCAATTTGATCAAGTCAACGTCCAAAGCCGAACGCGACAATCTTAAACGCGAACTTGGCTTCAACAAAGGATTGATCGACGCCAATTTGAACGAACAATTCGATCTAACGGTCAAGCAGATCAAGAAACAACGTGATTTTGAACTAAAGGAAGAAGGATTGACCAAAGAAGAACGGATCTTGATCAACAAACAAGCCGATCTTGACATTCTCAAAGCGCGACAAGACTTCAACGACAAGATCCACGATTTCAATAAGGATCAAACCGAAGACGAAAAGAAGCAATCGCAACAAAGGAAAGACATAATCGTCGACGGTTTGAAAGACGTCCTTTCAGAAACCGAAAAGTTGATCGGTCAAATAATAGACTTGCAGATCAAGCAAACAGACACCGCGATCGAAGCACAAGAACGGCGCGTCGAACGCGCGGTCGAATTGGCTGAAGAAGGAAACGTCGCATTGTTGGAAGCCGAAGAAAAACGTCTTTCAGAACTTCAGAAAAAGCGCGAAAAATTCGTTCGACAACAACAAGCGCTTGCAGCCGTTGAACTTGTTGTCAATTCAATGATCGCAATTTCAAAAGCGGCGGCCGAAGGCGGCGCGGCGGCGCCTTTTACGGTTGCGGCGACATTGATCGCACTTGCGGCCGGACTGGTTGCTGCAAAAGCACAAGCACAAGCGGCCGCCGGCGGATTTGCTGAAGGCGGTTATACCGGCGACGGCGGAAAATATGAATCGGCCGGAACCGTTCACAAAGGCGAATTTGTATTCGACCAGGACAAGACGCGGAAATTTAGACCGATATTTGAAGACATTCACAAAGGCCGGAACCCTTTCTTGACACAAGGATTGAACGAACAATTAATCGTTGTACAAAATAGCGGATTTGACGCGAAGTTGGACCGGATCGAAAAGGCGATCAAGAAGCAAGACCGGCTTCAATTGAGCATTGACGAACGCGGAATCAACGGAATCGTTTCAACAATGCGATTCAAAGACCAACGAATTCGAAACAAAGCGACATGAAGATTGAATTTAACGGCGTATTGTTGACCGGACGGATCGAAGGAACCGAAAAATTCGAAGTCACGATTTCGCGACAAACCGAAGAACACCGGACAACGAAGAAGTTTTCGTCGGAATTGACCTTTTTTGACGACGGTTTTGATCTGATCAAGTCGGTCTTGATTGACGATCCGAACGGTTTTGTCAACAAAATAGACGTCAAAGTTTACGACGAATGTTGCGAAGAAGCGGTCTTTGAAGGCGTTATTCGCGGCGACGCGGTTGATTGGTGCGAACCGATATGTTCCGCGACTTGTCAAGTGATCGAAGAACCGGAAGCGCTGAATTGTGTTAAATCAACGTTAATTTATGACAATCACGCCGGTTTCAAGGACCGTCAACACCCGGCCGTTAGGTATTGCCTGGAAACGCGTCCGGCTTTTATCCAGGTTGCCGGAATCTTCGCGGCTTGGGGTTTCAACCTGGCAACGATCGGAACGTTGATTCCGCTTGTCATTAGTGTTTTCCTTTTATTTTCGATCGTTTATTCGATTTGTTTGACGATTTCGGCGATCCTTGCGATCATTCCAGGCGTTTCGCCGCCGGATTGTTCCGGAACCTTCGTCAATCCGGTCGCGACGATCGAATTGATCCTTTGGTCAATGGACGAAGTTCAAGACAAGTTCATTCAATGCGGTCGATTTCACCCTTCGCCGTATCTGCGCGACTATATAAACAACGTTTGCGACAAATGCGGATTGACCTTCCAAAGTTCAATTTTGAACGATCCTTCGTCAATTTATTACAACGTCGCGTTGTTTTCGGCGCCGGTTGAAAAAGGCCGCGATCAAAATTCAACAAATCAATCGTTGATTTCCGGCAATGAACCGATCTTGACGCTTGAACAACTACTTTCCGAACATTTGATTCCGGTCTTTAATGCTGATTGGCGAATCGTTGGAACCGAATTAATCTTTGAAAGGAAAGACTTCTTCTTGAATTTGGCAACCTGGATCAACACTTCGGATCTTGACGCTTCCGGCGATTTGATCGGCGGCGAAGTTTGCTTCAATTGGATCGACGAAGAACGTCCGGCGTTTGGCCGCTTTGAATACACACGCGACGCGCAAGAGTATGTCGGTTTTGAAGCGGCGGCAAGATACAACGACCTGGTCGAATGGAATTCACCGCCGAACCCTATTCAAAGCGGATTCAAACAAGTGACGCTTCCGTTTGCGCC